GATGGTATATCATTTAGTCTGAGTCAGACAGAAGATATGCAACCAAGTTTGAAGTACCTGTTAAATGCAGTTAACAAGACCGTATATGACAATGAACAGATTTCCACAGATAAGGACCTTACAAGGTGGGCTAATCAAGGTGTTCTGATGTTTAATACAGCTTTGACAACTAATGTAGGTAAGATAGGTCAGCACTATCTAATTTGGAAGCCCTTTGCTGCATATCTATTTGATTGGCTTACTTGGCACTGTCCAGGGCTAATCTATGTCTATCTAGGCAAGAAAGCAGAAGAGTGGGCTGATTGTGTTAATGATAACAATTACAAGTTCTTTATTAGTCATCCAGCTGCCGCAAGTTATACCGGCTTAAAAGAATGTGACTGCAAGAATGTGTTTAATGAAATCAAAGACATACTCAAGAAGAATAACAACTTTGATATTGAATGGTGATGGAAGAAATATTCAACAGACTAATCAAAGCAGACCTTACACCAAACCAATTCTATTTGTTGTGGTGTAAAAAAGAAAACATGGTTCCCGTAATCAGTATGAGCTTAGCTCTGGAAAAGATGAGACTTATTTCTGATGAGTGGTTAACAGGAGCCGGAGAATTGACACCTAAATCAGTTGCCTTTATACAAGACATAGAAGGATTCTTCAAGACAAGTAAAAAGAAGTCAGCAAAGGCCGTTATGGGTGATCATTTTATGGCAAATATTGAGGCTTATTTGGAACTTTTTCCTAAATTTAAGCTTCCCAGCGGTAAATATGCAAGATCAGATAAGAAGAACCTTGAAGGTAATTTCAAGTGGTTCTTTGAGAATCATACTTACTCATGGGAAACAGTATTAGATGCCACAAAATTGTATCTAGATCAGTATGAAAGACAAGGTTACAAGTACATGAGAACTTCTCAGTACTTTATCCGCAAACAGAATGCTGATAAGACATATGATTCAGAGTTAGCAAATTATTGTGATATGATTACCAATGGAGAAACAGGAATTGATGACAAACATTTTAGTGAAAAAGTATTTTGATAAACTACAAATTAAAGATCCTCGTTATAGCATTAATGGGGACTCTCATTGGGTACAAAGTAGTTGATCTATTTATAATCTCAGTGACCTTTTGGCAATACTTCAGTATTGAAGTTGTAGTAACACTACTTCATATGCTGTATGAACATGTCAAGCAGAAGGAAATAAACAGGTAAATATGGATAACAAAGAAAAGGCTGGTCCAAAGAAAAAGTGGAACAGTCAACGTGAAGGTTTTCAGGAATCTCTGAGATATCTACAGGGTAGAATGAAGGGTGAGATTAAGAGTCTCAGAACACCATGGGCAAAATTTAATAATGCAACTACAGATGGATTAGAGTGGAATACCTTCACTGTGATTGCCGGTAGACCTGCTAGTGGTAAGACTCTTATTGCAGAGCAAATTGTAAGAGAGTCCTTTCCTCTTAACCCCGGTGAGAACTTTAGAGTCCTGCAATTCCAATTTGAGATGCTAGCAAGAACTTCTGCAATACGTGAGTATTCCAGTGTGATTGGTAGGTCTTACAAGTACTTATGTAGTGCTGATGGAAAACTTTCAAGTGATGATTTACAAAAATGTTATGATTACGCAAAAGCCAAAATAAAATATCCCATAGACGTAGTAGAGAAGTCTTGTACCGTTGAAGAGTTCAAGCAAATAGTAGGGGAATACATGTTGGACCATGCGCATTATGATTCTGAGAATAATCTGATTTTTACAAAAGCACTGATTACTATAGATCACTCTGTACTATTTAAGAACGGACCTACAGAAAAGTCTAAGCAGGACATGCTAGCAAACCTAGGTGAAGCAATTACATCTCTTAAAAGACAGTGGCCGGTAGCATTTATACTCTTGAGTCAGCTCAATAGAAATATTGACAACCCAGAGAGAAGTGAAGAAGGTAAGTATGGTAATTATGTGTTAGAGTCTGATATATTTGGCTCAGATGCTATTCTTCAGCATGCTGATACTGTAATTGGTATCAATAGACCTGCTAAACAGAAGATTAGATTTTATGGACCAGATAGGTATGTGATTGAAGATGACAAAGTCTTAGTACTACACTTTCTTAAATCAAGAAATGGTGAAACCGGACTATGTTTCTTTAAGGCTGAATTTGAAAAGATGAGTATTGCAGAGATGATTACACCTCCTATACAGGAGAAAAGATTAACAACAAAATAGTACATTATGAGTTTAACAACAAAACCTACAATCAACAGGCAAGAAAAGACTGAAGAACTGTATGTGTTTCATGATTGGAAATTCAAGTTACTAGGTGAAGACAACCCAGTATTTATCCCCAAGTGTGCTTATGTGCCTAAAGGCATGGGAGAGCAACACATTGGATTCTTTCTTAGTGAAGTTAAGAAAGGTAAGGATATCTATACTGAGTTCACAAGTATTGACCTAGATCCTGAAGATCCTACCAGAACTCTTTACAAGTGGAGATTTAATCCTCACTATGAAGAAGAGTATGAGAAGACTGAACCCGCAGCCAATGGTCACTTCAGATATCTTGTCCCTGTTTCAGAACTGATTAAAATTGATGTTCAACAACCAGTTGAAGAGCCAGTTGGTCAATTCCCAGACTTTGATGAGATTATGGACCCGGACATGGATGCACCATTGGATCAAGTCACAATTAGAGACCTTGCAGCAATCATGCTAAAGAAACCTGTGAGCAACAAGAAGTGGTTAAATGACATCATTAATTCTTAAGTTATGGGAATAATATTGCCAACTGCAAAAGTTAAAGGGGAGAGAGTAAACCCCAAGAGAATAGTTATCTATTCTAAACCAAAGACCGGTAAAACCACAGCGTATGCTGGTCTTGAGAATAATCTCATTCTTGATTTGGAAAACGGAACTGATTATGTTGAAGCTATGAAAGTCAAGATCAGTAATTTACAAGAGCTCTTAGATGCCGGTAAGGCTATCAAGGAGGCAGGAAAACCGTATGATTATGTTACCATAGATACTGTAACTGCATTAGAGGAAATGATTATGCCATTGGCTATCAAACTCTATAAGCAGACGCCTATGGGTAAGAACTTTGACGGAGATACTGTAATCAATTTGCCAAATGGTGCAGGATATTTATATATTCGCCAGGCATTTTTCCAAGTCTTGGACTTTATTGATGGCTTAGCACCAACAATTATCTTGTCAGGTCACATCAAAGACAAACAAGTGGATGATAAAGGTGAGTTAGTTATGTCTGCCAATATTGATTTGACAGGTAAGATTAAGTCCCTGATTTGTGCACAGGCGGATGCTATTGGTTACATGTATAGAAAAGGTAATAAGACCATTCTATCATTCAAGACCAATGATGAAGTGACTTGCGGTGCAAGACCAGAACATCTCAGAAATGAAGAGATAGTAATTACAGAAATGATTGACAATGTCTTGCATACAACGTGGGACAAAGTATTTTTACACAAATAAAACAAAGAAAGATGGCATTAAGCACAACAGACTTAGGCAAAGAAGGTGGTAATGGACTACCTAAAACCTTTGCACCGGGAAATCACACACTGAAGATTAACAGCGTGTATTTGGAAGAATTCAAATTTATTGATGGTGCAGTGCACTTCATGATGAACATGGAGACTGAGCCTATTGATGGGTTTGAAGGATTTATGATTGACAAAGATGATGAGAGCAAGGGTCACTATGCAGGTCAGATTGGTAGAGTTAAGGCTAGCTTTCAAAGATAAATATCTTGAATTCTGTATTGCTGGTAAAGAGTATGAAGGTAAAACTGGTTACACTAATTACGATATGTGGTTACCAAAAGGTTCTAAAGATGGGTATGCTTATGCAGCTAAGGGTTCTAAAGTTATCCCTTACAATGAGGCAGACCACCTTAAGAAACTAGAAGTAAAACCTGTAAAGGATTTTGGTGATGATGATTTGGATATTCCAACAAGATCATCTTCTGACTTCAGTCTTGACTAAGCATAACAGCTTATAGTTAAGGGGGAGTCATACGGTTCCCCCTTTTCTATTAAATTTACACGTTATGATATCTACAAAAACAATTATTGGGGGCATAGAAGACGTGCCAAGAGAATGGATATTTGAGTATTATCTGAATCTCAAAGAAAGACTCACCGGTCAAGATGTAAAGATTTTATCCGCATTCAACTCAAGTGACAAGGTACCGTCAATGTTTATTTACTTTGACACAGTCAATGCACAGTACAAGTTCAAGGATTTTTCTTCAGGTCATCAGGGTGATGCAATTCATTTGGTAACCTGCTTGTTTAATCTTGGGACATTTGCCAACACGGTGAATAAGATTGTGACAGATTATGCTGCATATGTCAAGGATAATAACATCTCTGTAACTGTAGAGCATCAGTTTCATGACAAGTACAAAGTCACTGACTATGAAATCAGACACTGGACTAACCTTGATGAGGCTTATTGGATGAGTTACAAGATTGGTTCTAAGCTATTAGATCATTACAATGTATCTCCGCTAGAGTTCTTTACTATGGAGAAGACAGAACTAGATGGTAGTATCAAGTCTGTTAAATTCAATAGAAAGTATGTTTATGGTTATTTCAGGAATGATGGCTCTTTGTACAAGATCTATATGCCCAAGAATCCAGAGAAGAAGTTTATCAAGGTTGAGAATTACACACAGGGTTCTGATCAGTTAACATCTAGTAGTTGTGATGCTTTGATTATTAACTCATCTCTCAAAGACTTAATGGCATTCAGAAAACTTGGACTAGTAGGCTATCAGTCAATTGCTCCGGACAGTGAGAACAGTATGATTACTAAAACTGGTATGCATATATTGAAGCAAAGGTTTAAGAAAGTAATTGTCTTGTTTGACAATGATGAACCGGGTATTGCAGCTGCCAAGAAGTATCAGGAAAACTATGGTGTTAGCTATGTAGTGCTTGATATGGAGAAGGATTTATCTGATTCTGTGAAAGCACATGGTCTTATTAAAGTCAAAGAAAAATTAGTATCTTTATTAGATGAGTTGGATATACAAAAACGTTGAGTTCAAAGACTCAATGATTCCTGAAGGAGCTGTAGGCTTCATATACATGATGACTGCCATTATAGATGGTAAGTGTGTAAGGTATATTGGTAAGAAGAACTTTTACTCCGTCACCAAAAAGAAGATGGGTAAAAAGGCTTTGGCAGCTTTAACAGACCAAAGAGTTAA